AGACAAAATCAACAGCGGCGAGGATCCGGATGATGATCCGGAAACCGACTTCGCGCTGGCGTAAGGAAGGGGGGCGGCTCTCATGATCTTTGTGGAAGACAATACCATCAAGCTGAACGGAGTCGTCCTCCCTGGCCTTGTTAAAAGCATCGAGGTCAAGGAGTCGGCACAGATCGACGAGCAGGAGGTGGAGGGCAGCTCCGCCAAGCCCAAGCAGGCCACCGGCTACGAGGATGCCAAAATCAATATTGAGCTGGTGGTGGACGATACCGACACGCAGACCAAGTATCAGCGCCTGGAGACGCTCCGGGCGGTGTTCCGCAAAGAGGGTCAGGGTGTGCCGCAGCCGATCCCTATCGTGTGTGAGGACGCGGCCGCCCACGGTATCGACAAGGTCCTGTTCAAATCTCTCAACCACAAGGCCGAACAGAAGAAGAGCTATTTCTCCGTGACCCTGGAGCTGTGGGAGTACATCCCACAGACCATCCAGGCCGTAAAATCCTCCGGCACTTCGTCCGGCAAGAAGAGCGGCAGCTCCGGCAGCGGCTCAGCTGGGACATTGGACAGCAGTTACTCCAGCTATCTCAGCTCCGACCGGGGCGCGGCGCCGGGGAAGATCACGCCGGCACTGCAGAAGAAGCGGGGCAAGTCCCCTGCCGTGGATGACGCGGATACGGCCAAGGTCCTGTCAAAGCTGAAAAGGAAGTAGTACATGGAGACGTTGGAACTGTTCTATCCGCGGATCACCGCTCAGGCCGGGGGCTACACCTTCCAGCAGGGCATTGAGATCGAGGTCTCCTCCGCCAGGGACTCCCGCATGGATTGGGCGAAGATCCGCTTCACAGACCGCTTCAAGCCGGAGATCAGCATCTCCCGCTTGGAGCCGGCCACGATCCTGTTGGGCTACGGCGGCGCCTTCGATGAGGTTTTCACCGGCTATGTCGGCTCGACATACAACGCCGGCAGCAATGCCGATGAGATCATCCTGAAGGACCCTATGCTGCTGTTGGAGGGACTCACCGTCAATGAGACCTTTCTGGATACGACGCCCCAGGAGGTGATCCGGTACATCCTGGCACAGGCGGGCCTGACGGAGCTGA